GAAAGTCAGGCGACAAAGGAGAAGAATGATAGAGATAAAAGAGTTTGCCAAAGATATATCAGTATCTATAGACTTTGATACTGACCGTGTAGCTTTTGGCAATGGGAGATTAGTATATCACCCAAGCAAAATGAAGAGTAAACAAATACAGATGGAATATGTATTGCAAAAACTTAGGATACACGAGTTGAATGTTAAGACAGCTATACACGATTTCAAGAAGGAGATGAAGAATGCCAGGTAATTTTACAACGTTCACACCTGAAGAATTTATTGATGGAAAAATTCTTGAGATGAACGAGGCTAACGAAGTATATAGAAATATGGCTAAGACTATTGGAGCTGATACTACTCAAGCTGATGCAGTTATGGGTAGAGGAACTGAGAATAGATTATTGCTTAGAGCTATATATCAAAGACTAAACGAAGTGATAGGGGAGGAAGAATGAGTACTCCTCTAGAAGAACTAAAAGAAACAGTAGAGCACCACGTGAAGAATGTAAATCATCTTATGATGATTATAAAAAAGCAACGTGCTGATATAGAATTAGCTTTCGGGTTGATGAACCCTGAACAGCAAGAAGTCTTTATATCTACTGTAAGAATTGCTGATGAACAAGCTAAAGAAATTAAAGATAAGTATGAGGCTAAAGATGTGGATGAAGAAGAGTAAGTTCAAACGCAAGAAACCTCATAACAAGAGGTCAATACAAATGGATTATCATTGTACAAAAAATGAAAGGGAGGATGATGATTTGTGATAACTGCCGACAGGCAGAGTATAGTAAACTAGCTATACATAGTAATGTCAAGTCTTCAGTTCACTACATAGTGAAGTGTTGGACTTGTGGTTACGAAACAGTAAAGAAACTAAATACAAAGATGAGAGGAGAAACTTATGCCAAAGGCATTTGATGATTTTGACGACAAGAAAACAATAAAGGATACTGTCGCAAAGAGAGAATATAATGTACGACAATTCGTACATACAGATAAAATGGTTGAGCCTGATAAGCTCCAGGATGCAGAGGACATTGAGGTAAGAGACTTTACCTTTCAAGCAGGTTCTTATCCTGAAGCTATGGGATTAATGCTAGGTGATATGGTACAAAACTATGCGTACAATATGTGTGTAAAAATGTTACAGACTTTTCACGAATGGTTTGAACAGTCAGGTCAAGTACTTACAGATGACAAAGCATTAGAGGTACTCAGGTCAGAAGGTATTATCACAGATGAAGATGATATCGAAGAGATAAAAGATAAAGTAAAAAACAAGTGGCACGAGGTAATGATACCTGCAGGGTTTGCTGTTGATGTGTTAGCAAAGGTTGTTGCAAACTTTAGAGATATGGATAACTTATTATTTTGGCAAGAGCCTGAACTAATAATAATGGGCAATCCTAATCTTGTACAGAATATGAACATTACTGCTGAGACACTTGATGACAAAGCAAAGGATGGAGTTAAAGATATAGAAAAGTTTCTAGTTAACTTTACATCTAAAAAATCTGAGGAAGAAGAATGAGTAATGTATACGAGTTCTTTGATGAGAACACTAAGTCATACGATAACATACTATCGGTTGACTTTAGTTTCCCAAGTAATGTAAAGTTAGAGGACGCTGTAAAGCAGATTGATGCTTTAGTATCCCTAGCAGATAACAGAGATGACATTGAGTTCAGTGAACACAGTGCATCTATATATGCTAAGACTACGTTATCTGATGAAAGTTTCTACACATAACGGAAACGCATAACTGAGCTACTTACAAGTAGGGGTAGGTTTGAACAATGCCCTGTTGCCTACTACCGAAGTAGGTAGCTCGTACTACACGGGACGCAGCCCTTTCTGTGATACGTGCAACTGACACTGTTTCGTGTAGTACGAGCTATCTATAACAATGCTCACTTAACTAGAAGTATGGTTAACGATTAGTAGGGGTTAAGGAAACGCTAATCGGTAGGTAGCTTGTAGCACATAGGAAAAAATTTTACATTTTTTAATTCACACCTGTGTGTTACAAGCTATCTATATAGAGGAGGAATATATGATAGAAATGATACAGTGGATAATCAATCCGATTGCCCACAGAAGAAAGCAAAGGTTATTTGCTGAGGCTATGTATGAAAAGAATAAGTTAGTTCACGAACAAAATGGATTTTACTTTATTGATACATTAGTAGACAGTGGATTGCCTGATGACTTATGGCTATGCGACTTGTGCAACTGTGAGATAAACGTTGAACTACGCATACCCGTAGTAGATAACCTAGCAATGTGTATGACTTGCTATGGAAAGAACAAAGGATACATCACACCAAAAACAATGGAAGGTGATTGTACCCTAGAGTGTTGTGAAACGGAGGAAAAATATGCAACATAACTATAGAGTAGAGACACACGAGTATAACTATCTTGTGCTAACAACCAATGTGTTACAGACATTGAATGAAGAAAGTATAAAGAAAGGTTACAATCGTAATATCCGTAGAGGTTTCTTTGATGCCGCAGCAGGTGTTAAAGATGCTGAAGAAATAACAGACAGAGTGGCTATTGATAACTACCCTGTGACTTGTGTAATGGCAATGCCACACTACCACAAGCAAGGGAAACTAACAATGCCACACGTAAGAGCTATGTTCAATGTACCTACTGTACCAGTAACTAGCATTAACAATCCTACTGATTTTAAAGAAGTCAAGTGGGAACAAGTTCTGATAGACATACCAGGTGAGACTTGGGAGAACATACCGACTGTTCGTCCATATGCCTGGATTGATGTTCCAGAAGGTAGCTCATACGAGAGACAGATATATGAACAAGCTGAGGCTAAGTTCAAAGATGATAGTAAAGCAACTATAGAAGATATAGAAAGTTTTCTATCAAATTCAGAGAAAGAGTTCTTCAACGATTACGCAAAGAGTAAGTTAGAAGAAGAGTAATAAAAGAAAGTGAGAAGATAATTATGAATAGTTGGGAACTATTTAATAAAGTGATAGGTACATCTGACAGGATTTTACTATATGGTAAACCTGGTACAGGTAAAACTTATCAAGCAACAAAAGTAAATGTGCCTGAAGGCAAGAATGTATACAGTACTACATTGACTATAGATAGTACTGCAGCAGAGATGGTTGGTCATTATATTCCAAATGAGGCAGGTACCTATGATTGGAATGATGGCTTGGCTATACGTGCTTGGCGAGAAGGTACAAGATTAATCATCAACGAGATTGACCACGCAGGTCCTGATGTTACATCAGTACTTCACGCAGTCCTTGATGATGCAGACATTGCTAGGTATACATTACCTAACAGCAAGAAAGAAACTGTAACACCTGCTAAAGGTTTTACTGTTATTGCAACTATGAATGGAACGCCTGATATGCTACCTGAGGCATTGGCTGACAGGTTCGGAGTTAAGATTAATATTAATTCTGTACACCCTGATGCTATTGCTACACTACCTGAGAACTACAGAACAGTATATACAGAGCGAGATGAGGATGACATACCTATGTCTATTCGTGCTTGGAAAGAATTTTCTAAGTTGATAGATGCAGGTGTAGACCTTAGAAGCTCTGCAACTGTGTGCTTTGGTAGAGATTATGCTGATGACGTTATTGATGCCATAGAGCTACAAGATGTTTAGGAGCAAAAGAGCGAAGAGAAAGAGTAAGTCTGATGGCTTACTCAATCTCGCGTTACAAGATAGTGAGTGGTTAATTAAAACCGAAAAGGGTGAATACAATGTAGACCACGGCAGCAAAGATATATTGTTGCCAGTCAAGTTGTCTAACGCTCATACAAATAAAACATACAACAAAGCTATGAAGATACTAGCCGTTGCTGATGCTAAGTATGGCACANCACCAAAGATGGTTGGTGTTAAACATCTTCAACCTTACTACATAGATATGGCAGTGCAGTTATCTGTTTACTGGTATGTAAACAAGAAAGCATTACCACAGTTTGATATCCCAAGAAGTCTAAAATTCTATTCAGCTTGGATGGATAACGAAGGTAAGTGTGAGGCTATTGTTAATATGGTTAAGAATAATTCAACACTGAGGTTGATAGTCAAAGCAATGATTAGTGACCCGTGGTTGGCATTACACGAGGCAAGGTACAAAACTAATATACCTTACTTGATGAAAGATGCTGTTCAAGGTACTCAATTCTCTACGTTAGATAAAGGAGAGATGAACACACGTGGTATTGAGCTATGCAGAATTGTAACTACTGCAGTTGAAATGGCAATGAGTGTTCGTAAGGATGCTAAGAAATATCCTACATCAAGGATAAAAGAAGTTGCTCAATACTTACACGATATGTGTGAAGACAATAACTTCTTGTACAAGACTATGCCTAGTGAAACTATGGCAGGTCTAGGGGATGTTGAGATTGATATGATGGGGATGGATGATTTCTCATCTACAAACAACAGTAACCTTGAGGATGCAATGACTAATGCTATGAGAAGACACGGTGAAGATGTTCGTTGGGCAAGGATGGAGATATCTTATCCACTGCTTGAGAAGTCTTTACCTAATAAACTTATGGGTAAGTCGAAGAAGTATAGTGATATGGGTGTTTCACCTAGGGCTATGCATAGAGACTTGACTGATAAGAAAGTATTTACTTCTAAGAGTAAGAGAAAAACAGGTACAGTTCTTATAGATGTGAGTGGCTCTATGTCATTTACTGAAGAAGATGTACAAGAAATCATTGAGACATTACCTGCTAGTACAGTAGCTATATACTCAGGTGATAGTGATGCTGATGAGAAAGAACCTAGTCAAGCAAAAGGTACTCTACGTGTTGTTGGTAAGAACGGTAGATACGTTAAATACATACCTGAACACGGGTACCATAACCTGATTGATGGTCCTGCTATTGAGTGGTTATCAAGACAAGCCGAACCAAGAATACTTGTAAGCGATTTACAGTTTACAGGTATAGACTTTGCTAATCCAAAGTATGGTGAGGTAAGTTGTTCAGCCGAATTGATTACTGATTGTATGCAAATGATTGCAACTAAAAATATTATACCTATTCCAAATATAGCTAAAGCAAAAGAATGGGTAGTGAAGTACAGAAATGCTTAGGCAGTGAGAGCTTAATATATTATAATATGTGTTAGGCTTTTACTCACTTTGTGCTTAACACATTTGAAGGGGATACGGACACGCAAGTGCTCGTGTCCCCTTTTTTTTTGGTCTTTATACGCGTGTGTATTACACGAAAAAAATTTTGCCTTCTTTACGCGTGCGTATAGTTTCTTTATTTTCTGCACATTTTCGCAAACTTCTGTTAGTATTATACGTATGAGTAAAGATATAAACGAACTTCTCAATAAAGTCGTTTCACATTCGGGAAAGTGGTACGAAAATGTTTCATCAGAAGTGCAAGAATTTTTAGATGGCATTGAAGAATTAATAAAGCAAGGCAAACAAGTCAACGCAGTAACAATCGGGGATATCCTAGAAGAACAATTCGATATAAAGATTACTGCAGTCACGGTTAGAAATTGGTTAAGAGAACTAAAGAGGAAGTAGCAGAACTTCTCGCGGAAGTTACTGACAGCAAATATGCTGAGTTGAAAGCTACCAATGAAAGATTACTCAAGAAGATTGACAAACTTAAGGATAAGAAAGCTGACCTAATTGACGCAGTATATACTGCAGTCAAAGATGGTATAATATCTTTAGACCTACCTCCAGTTAAACCCCCACCTAGAACACGAAAGAAAGTAGGAGAAGAGCTATGTGTACCACTGTTATCAGATATACAGTTAGCTAAGACTACACCTACGTATTCCACGAAAGAAGCAGAAGAGAGAGTTGTAAGATACGCACATAAAATCTCAGAACTAGCCCGTCTTCAAAGAGCTCATCACCCCATACGTAAGGCTGCAGTACTATGCCTAGGTGACATAGTGGAAGGTGAATTAATTTTTCCTGGACAATCTCACTTGATTGATGCAAGTTTATACAGACAAGTTACTGTAGATGGTCCACGTATCCTACATAAATTTTTCTCAATACTGCTACACGAGTTTGAAGAAGTAGAAGTTTACTGGGTGATTGGTAATCACGGAGCATTAGGTGGTCGTTCACGTAGAGATTACAACCCTGAAACTAATGCTGACCGTATGCTAGGAAAAATACTAGAGACAATGTTTGCTAATGAACCACGTATAAAGTTTATAGTTCCTGATGGAGGTAATGAACGTAACTGGTATCTAGTTGCAGACCTAGGTCTTAAGGCTAAGTTTATGTGCTTTCACGGTGACCAAATTAGAGGTCACGCAGGTATACCTTGGTATGGATACAATAAAAAAATACTAGGTTGGAAAGCATTAGCAGCAAATGGATTGATGGAAAACTTTACACACGCAGTATGTGGTCACTATCACACACCAACAACAATGTATATTAATGATACGCGTGTGTGGGTTAATGGAAGTACTGAAAGTTATAATACATTTGCACAAGAACAACTAGCAAGTATGGGTAGACCTTCGCAATTCTGCTTATTTGTTAAACCAAACAAAGGTGTGACTGCGGAGTATCTAGTAAACTTAGAAGAATAGTATGTGTTATTATTGTGGACAACACTTGCGTATAAACAACGCAGTATTAGTATGTTTAAACGTGATATGTAAATTGTTCGGAGTTGAACAGAATAAAAAAACTATGGAAGTAGTTGTAAATAATAAGGAGGAATTATGGGAAGATTCAATCTAGCAGATTATGAAATGGTGGAAGATAGGCTCAAATTATTTTGGGAAGATTATCCAAAAGGAAGAATAGAAACTAACGTTGTACACATCACTGATGATGGTACTTCTGTAACAATCAAAGCAGAGATATTTACTGACGCAAAAGAAGTATTACCAATCTCTACAGGTATAGCACAAGAAACTAAAGGTCAAGGTGGACCTGTCAATAAAGATGCTTGGGCTGAAAACTGTGAGACATCTGCCATAGGTAGAGCATTAGCTAACTGGAAGTATCAAGGCAAAGATAAGAAACGCCCGAGTAGAGAAGAGATGAGTAAGGTAGGCAATGAAACCTCAGAACCCGCCCCTAAGAAATCTGTACCAGTATCTAAACCTGTTGAAGGTAGCCCTGTTAAAGCTATATCAGACGCAGGATATGGAGAACGTCAAGGAGATAAACACCCTACTGGTGAGATAGCTATAGATGATACAGGTCTTTTATGTCCGTGTGGTGGCTCTGTTAAATACTTTACTGATGCAGAAAAAACAACACAAAGAAGTCCTGACTTTAGATGTACGCTAATGGGTAACTGTACTGCAGGAGATACTGTAGATGGTAAAGTATTCGCTAAGTCTTGGTGGATGGATAACAAAGCTACACCAAAGAGTTGGCAAGATTTTGCAGCAGTGTCTAACGGTATGACTATACCTGAGCCTAAATCATTAGATGATATTAAAGAAGGCGAAGCACCTTTCTAATCTAACTAAGCAAGAGCCGAGGTAGAAAGGATAACACCCTCGGCTTTGCTATTAAACTACTTGCTTACTGGTTGTGAACTTTTACCAATTTTTTTAGCGGCAAATGTTTTCACGACAGCGAGTGCAGCAGCACCTCCTGAGAGGGCAGCTAACTGGACTGTTTCAGCTTCAACACCTACAAGTGGTGCTATTGTTAATGCACCAATGAAGGCTTCTATGAATGTCCATACCACACGCTCAAGCATATCTTTTAAGTCATCACTCATTTTATACTCCCACGATTCGGACCAAGGTGTCCACCCCACATCCTTCTTGAACGTGCCGTCTTGGTTTCTTGCTCTTTTTGATTTCTCAAACATTATCTAATTAATCTACCTTTCAACATAGCATTGCCTTGTATAACGTTGCCATTTATTTCTTCTAGCTTTTCCATAACAGTTCTTGTTAATACAACATCATCAGTAGAAGCATTTGATAATGGCTTCTCTAATAACTTAGTTATAGTTGTGTACTCTATGGTTACACTCTTTCCTATTAACATTTCTTTAGCTACCTTGTTATATAGTTTTGAGTACGCCTTGCCGCTATGTCCGATAAACCCGTCATCACTTATATCTAAGTCTTGTTGAGTTTCTCCTACAATAAGACAACCTGAGGTATGCTCGTCTGTGTTTCCTGCGTGTATAAGTATATAAGTAAAGTTAGGTACATCTTGTAAATGCAACATACCATAATGTGCAGCACCATATCTTTCTTTATATTTAGTATGAAAACCACCAACATTTCTAAACTTAATGTTGTATGTACCTTCAGGTATGCAAGTTTCGTGCATAACTTTTACTGCTTGGTACTGGTCTTCTAGTGTATAACATTCAAACTGACCATCAACTAATAGTATTCCATTAGTTGCGTCTGTTCCGAATTGTGTTCTAACTACAGTTAGCTTCACCTAAGCCTCCATTCTTACAGTTACATATTTGTATAAACGAACCATCTTCTTCAGTGGTTACCATACACATATATCTCCTTAATTTCTAAAGCCTATGGTTAACAACCATACGGCTAATGTAATTATAGTAGCTAATCCTGTAATTTGCTGTGCACTTCCAGTAAGTGTGAGTGTCGCAATCACTAGCCCCACAAGGGTCCACGAAAGATTTAAAGTTTCTTTTATTGCAGCAACAAACCAAGACCATAATTTCTTAATCATTAACTTCTCCTAAATATAAATGCTGCCATACTAGCTATTCTAGTTAGGATAACTGGCACGACAACTTCTTGTGCTTTTTCTTTTTGGTCAGATGTCATATCACCTGACAAATCAGAAAGGTTTATTTCCTTTAGGTCTATGTCCACCAGTGTTTCTATTGGATTCTCTATAAAATTTTCAAACTGAACTTCAGTAACTACGTCAGCTAGTGTGTAATTTTCTACGTCTGCATTCTCTACAGCACGCTCTACATATTCTTCTACAGCCTCAGCTACTGCTTCATCTGTTTTAACTGCCTCTGCAATGATTTCAACATCTTCAGTTTCAACTTGTAATACTTCAGCAACAACCTCAACTTGTTCTTCTGTAAGTTCTTCAACATTATCTATAGCATCTTCTACTATTTCTTGTACAACTTCTTGTACTTCTTCAGATACATCTTCTAAATTTTGTACACCTACGTCATTTACTTCTTCAAGTACTTCAATAACTTCTTCGGTAGTAGCTTCTTCAACAACAATAGATTCGATAACCTCTTCTACTTCAGCTACCTCAACAGCTATTTCTTCTTCAGTAAGTTCTACAGGTTCTTCTTCAACATCTTCCTGTACTGGCTCATCCAAAACTTCCTCTGTTGCTTCATCAGTCTCAGGTAAAACTTCGGTCTCATCAATATCAATTTCTTCTTCAATTTCTTCCTCTTCTATTTCTACAATAATTATATCATCAGGTATATCTAACTCTATAATTTCTTCTTCTATTATAAACTCTTCTAAGTCTTCTAGTTCTTGTATTATATCAACAAGCTCTTCTATCTCTTCTTCAGATAAATCATCAAGAGGTATTACGCTATCCTCTAGTTCTTCTAGTATTAGAAGTTCTTCTTCTTCCTCTAAAATTTCAGCTTCTATAATAGCTAGTTCTTCTTCGGTGAGTTCTTCACTATCTTCGACCTCAAGTTCTTCTTGAATTTCTTCTTCTCCGAGGTCGTCATCTCGAAGTATCTCTTCGTCCAACTCATCTTCTATCTCCTCTTCGACAATATCAACAACATCATCAGGTATGTCAATGCAATCACTGGGCTGATATCCAAACCATTCTCCACTTTCTACGGCTTCCAAATATTGTTTATACGATAAAGGATTACCTGGGTGTTCACATCCATTTTCGTCCCAAGCCAAGTACGTAGTGACACCATCTTCGACCACATCTTCCGCCTTAGGTAACGTTGTCGTTGTTGTTGTGGTAGTTGTTGTTGTCGAACTAGATGTCGTTGTAGTAGGTATATAAACATAATCATATTCTACACTAACTACTGCTGTTAAGTCACTTACTGTACCACCTGTGTCATTCCTTGCTTGTATCTTTGCATAGAATGTAAGCGTAGTTGTTTCAAACTTTTCGTATATATATTCAGGAGTGAAGTAATAAGTTCTCCAAGACAATGCTTCATTAAAACCAAAGCTAGTATCTATAGAGTAGTCTGCTGCTTGGTCATCATCACCAAAGTATAATCTATAGTATTCAGGTGGGTTATCTTCTAACGCGTCACTCTCTTGCCAGGTAAGTTCTATCTCTCCTGTTTCATTATCAACAGATATATTTATACCATAAGGCGTTTGTGTTTCTGTGTGATACGCATAAGCAGGTGTTGTAACTAATAAGAAAGCTGCAAGTAAACTAAAAAACTTTTTCATATCTTACAAGCATCCCCGCAGTCATCATCAAATTCTTGTGATGTATCTACGAATACAGGATTGTCTGTAAACATATTTTCAGGTAGTGTAAAGTCTTCTTCCACTACATTAAATTATTTATTAGCACCACCAATGCCGAGATTGCAACTAACCAACCCGATAACTCTTGTCTTGATATTTTTTGATTAACCTTTTCGTGTAACTCATCTATGCGTTTATTTATATCTTGTTGTCCTTCCAATATAAGATTCAACATTTCTTTCTGTGTAAAGCCATTGCCATTATTCATTATGGTAAGTCATCTTTCTCAAAGCTAATCCAATCCCACTCTTGTGATTTATAATTAGCTAATCTTTTTAGATACGAACTCAAGTCTTTAAAATAATAGCCTAAAAAAAACACAATAATGAAATCCATAAATGGGATTATATCATATTCTCCAACAGGTTTATAAGCAATTCTACATAATCTGCGTGAGTGCTATCTATTGTTATGCTTTTATCTTTCTTGGCTAACTCTATAGCTTTATGTAATGTATCACCGTCTATGTAAGTTATTGTGTAAGGGTCAGGAAGCAAATCATAATCAGGAGGATTCTTAACAAACTCACTATCTATTATCCATTCATCCAGTGCTTCTATCATTATCGTGTTTCTTTACTGCTTTATCATAGTACATTCTACTGGTAGCAATTAATTTAGATGCTTCTTCATTATAAATTATTTCACTTTCATCTGTAGCTCTAGATACATCTAATTCAAATGTGTCATCTATAGGTACAACTGATATATGTATTAAAGGAGTACCCTCTGTTATCTGCATTACATCTCCTACTTCCATAGGTTTGTTTATTTCAAATGGAAAGTTAACTTGACCATATGCATCTGTTCTTACAAGTCCTGGTAAAAACTTAATAGGTCTATCTTCATAGTGCCAAAATGGGTCATTAAATATTACTGCCCATCCAGGTTCTGTTTTAAAATGCCAAGGTGATGTAAGTTTAAACACACCTCCTCCCTTAATAGGAGTAATAGGAGAACCCTCTATTTGTCCTTGTGAGTGTCCTTCTAATGCAGGTTGTGGACCCTGTCCAATAGCCCAAGTAATATCTTCTTCAGTTCTAGTTAATTCAATCCAAGACCAAGATGGCATTATATAACCATAGTTAATAATATCTCTGATAGCAGGACAAGTCTTTATGTTACCTACAGCAGCTAGGCTTTCCATATGACTGTCACGTTTAACTGTCTTCCACCAAGCAGGAGGAGCTTCTTTTGCAGCAATGATTGGATGTAAGTCTACCATCCAATTTAACGATTTATTTGTAGGTGTAACAGTAAATTTCATAGTAACTTCTTAGGTCTCCTTTTTAATACTGTGTTATATATTTTAGTAGTGTTGTTTCTAAGTTTTGTTATATTCTTTACTTCTTCACACATAGCCCACATTTCATCTGTCATAAGTTTATACTCTACATCCACAGGTTTATTAAAATATAAAAGCATAAAAGGTTTATCTACAC